ATGAAAATGAAAAGCCAAGCCATTTGCACTGGCATCAAAGAGTCGTCAGGCACCTTCGAGGAAACCAAGAAGGCCTTCAGCTCCACCACCTTCCACCTGATTGTGGACGTCGCGGAAAACTCCGCAGGCCGTTCCATCGGCTCCGTCTCGCGCCCCTTCAAGTTCGGCGATGCGACCGAGTTCGAAAAATGGGCGCACCTGGGCAAGTCCTGGCCGGTGTCGGGCCTGCTCTGCGACTGCGAATTCGACGTGGTGGCCGGCGCCGACAACGCCTCCAAGCTCACCCTGGTGGGCATCAAGCCTGCGCCACAACAGCAAGCCAGAGCGGCGGCCTAACCATGCGCCTCCTCATCCAGTCCAAAACGACCGGGAAGTTCCTCTGTCCTGCACTGGATGGGGGCCAGCCCGTGTGGGTCGCATCGCTGCGCGAAGCCGGCGGCGGTGTCGTCTCCGACCTCGAAACGGTCAACCAGTTGGTGGAGGACAACTGCGACTTTGAAGACATGCCGCAACTCATCGACTTGGATCGCCTCGGCACGGAACGCGACTACAGCAAGAGCACATGAAATACCCGAATCCATCGTTTCGCATGCGAAACCAAATCCGCACCCACAACCGTTTCAGCGCGGCCTGGGTCTACATCCACCAGGCGTTCATCACCTGCGGCGAGGTCCTGCGCCTTGGCATGCGTGACGCCAGGGCAACTTTGCGCCACCGCGCCAAACCCTAGGAGAACGCCATGGCCTGGTATAGCTGTTCCGCCTGTGGTCATGACGCCCACTTCGTGGATTTCAAGGTTGATCCGGAATCGGACGCCGACGAGCCGGACTTGGAATGCCCGGAGTGCGGCTCCGACAAGGTCTCGGAGGACTGATGCAGTTCCTGATTTGCACCGTAGACGCAACGCCGTGCCCACCCGAGGCGCTGTCCTACCTCTCCATGACGGAAGCCATCAATCCGGCGACCCTGGGCATCACGCCGGAGTCTGTCCTCGCGGTTTATGGCTGGGGATTCGGTGCAGTCGTGTTCTTTTGGTTCTTGGGCTATGTCACGGGGGTAGCAGTAGACGCCATCAAAAAAGCTTGAGCTGGTTTTGACTCCAGCCTGTAGGACCGCATCGTTGTGAAGCGCCCGGTCCTATGGGGTGTAGTTCCGAATTCATCGGACCACCTTTCAAAAGGAAAGCTCAAATGAAACTGTTCAAACAAGCACGCAAGTACGGCGCCAAACTCGTGGTCGGCGGCACCGCCGCTTTTGCCTCGGCCCTGGCCCTGGCGCAAACCGCACCGAGCCAGACCGTGTGGGAGCAAATCTTCGCCGCCATCGGCATTGAAGGCATTGCCGTCGCCGTCGTCACGCTGATGGTGGGCGTCATCGGCATCGCGATGGCCTTCAAGGGCGGCGATCTGGGTAAACGCGCAGTCCGCAAGGTCTAAAGACCATGCTGATCGGTGCCCTCATCACGCTTTTCTATGGCCTCGTCGCCCTGATCGGCGCGTTGAGTGGCATCGGTCTTTGCATCGCCTTAGGCAGAGCCCGATGAAACCCCTACACATCTTCTTCCTGGCTGGGGCCATGCTCCTGACCTCCTATACGACCGCTGCGCCCGTAGCGGCCCCCAGTGCCCTGGGTCCCCTGGTGGAGGAACACACCGCCGCAGGCAGGCAGACCGTCAACATTGGCGGGATCGACTTCGACAACAAAGGGCGCCCCCTGGATTCTCGGGGCGTCCCAACCATTGAAACTGACGGTAGCGCTTCCGCGAAAACCACCGGGACCGGCAACCTCAAGAACCCCTCGGGGAATCCGGTTCCCGTCACGGCGACCGGACGCATACCGCCAGCCGCTGCCGCCGCCGCGATTGGGCGCTTTCTCGGAAAGATCGTTTATCCCGTCACGGTCGCCATGGCGCTGTATCAGCTCGCGAAAGAGTTGGGCTTTGTTATTACCAACAACCCTGACGGCACCGTGAAGATTGAAAAAGTGAATGCCGACGTGTGCAGCGTTGCGCCGTGCTACAGCTACTCGATTTCCGGCATTTGGCATCCCACGGCCTTGAAGGCGTGTGAAGCTCAGGCTGCGCTTGGGAAAGCTGCCAATCCGCAGTTCAATTTTGTGAACCCGCGCACGAATAGCGACATTACAAATCTGGTCTGCTATATCGACATTTATTACACCAACGGCACGCCCTACATCATGGGTGCCGTCAACGGCATTTCCACAAAACCGATTCCTGCCCAGCCCGTGGCCTACCTGCCATCGTCGCAGCAAGAATTCGTGGATGCTGTTGCCTCAAAAAGTGGTTGGCCGCCGACCTCCGCGCTGTCGCAGACCCTGGAAGACGCCGCCAGAACTACCGGCGAGAAGATCAAGCCGCAGAACCTCACGCTGAGCGGACCCGCGACATCCCCAGGCACCAGCAGGGAAACCCAAAAACCGGACGGCAGCACCGAAACCAGCACCACCACCCATAACCACACCTACAACGGCAACAACGTCACCACGACGAACACCACCATCGTCACGAACTACAACCCGACCACCAACATCACCACCACGGAGACCACCACCCAGACGCCGCCCAAGGAGGATGAGGAGCCGGAATACGAGGCCACCGATACCCCGCTGCCGGATCAGCCCAAGCTCTATACCCCAAAGTACCCGGGCGGCCCTGCCAAGGTCTGGGCGGATCGCAAAGGGGACTTCATGTCCTCGCCGCTGCTGCAGCTCACGACCGCGTTGTCGCCCAATATACCCGCCGCCGGCTGTCCTCAGTTCAGCGTCAATCTGAACCTGGTTGTGGTCAATTTCGGCACCTACAACGTAGGGCCGCCTTGCTATGTCTGGGACTTCTGCAAGGTGGTCATTCTTGTGAGCGCGCTGTTCCTGGCCCGTGCACTGATCTTCGGAGGCTGACATGGGTGAACTCTTCACGATGCTGTTCAAGAAGATCGCCGACCTGCTCAAGTGGTTCGCCGATCTCTTCATTGCCTGCTTTGTGGCCATCTGGGACCTGCTCAAGGATCTCTTTTGTTGGATGCTCGATGAAGGCCTGAAAGTGGCCGTCAGCGCAATCAACGGCTTGGACGTGTCCGGCGTTACCAATAACCTGAGCGCGTTTGGTCAGATTCCGGGGACCGTGCTGCAGGTCATGGGGGCCCTGGGCGTGGGCCAGGCCTTGGGCATCATCAGCGTGGCGCTGGGGATTCGCTTCCTGCTGCAGCTGATCCCGTTTGTGAGGCTGGGATCATGATCAACGGCCTGGAAGGCATCCCGGGCTCGGGTAAGAGCTACGAGGCCGCTGTGTACCACGTGCTGCCGGCGCTGCAGGCCGGCCGCCTGGTCATCACGAACCTGCCGCTGGTCGTGGAGATGTTCGCGGCCATCAACCCGGATTACCGCAAGCTGCTGGAATTGCGTCGCAGGACCCAGCCCATACGCGGCACCTGGGACGCGAACCGGGTGGACGACCAGGGCAACGGCAGCGCGTTTGAACTGTTCGAAGATGGCCGGACGGAAAAACCAGATGTGAAGGTTCCTCTGTTCGGCCATGTTTGGGACTATTGGTCCGAGTGGAAGCATCCCAAGACGGGGCAGGGGCCCTTATTCATCATTGACGAGTGCCATGTCGGCATGCCCAAGCTCGGCACCGACAGCCAGGTCATTGAGTGGTACAAGCTGCACCGGCATTTCAATGCCGATGTGCTGCTTGGTACGCAGAACTTCCGGGACATGAATTCATCCGTCGCCGGGCTGCTGGCGATCCTGATCAAGGTCCGCAAGGCGGACATCCTGGGGCGTTCGGGGAGCTACATCCGCAAGGTGCACGCCGGCTACCGGGGCGCTGTGATCGCGACGGAGGAGAGGGAGTACCAATCCCAGTACTTCAGCCTCTACAAGAGCCATACCCAGGGCAATAGCGTTGTTGAGGCCGCCGCCCAGGACGTTGCTCCATTCATCGTGAAATTCAAGCGCTACACGCGCCTGGTGCTGTTCCTGGCACTTGTCGGCCTGGTGTATGTGGGATGGAGGGGTTACCAGGCTTACAAGGCTCCCAAGGTCCAGACGGTCAAGACCGTCTCGGTGGGGCCGCCGCCTGGCTATGTGCCGCCCAAGTCGTTACCGGCTGTTGAAACCGCTCCCGCTACAGCCGCGGCTGGTTTGACCCAGATCGGCAAGCAGGTGAGCGACCAGCCGGTCGGGATCAATGAGTTTCCGGAGCCCTACGGGCTCAAGGGCCTGCATGTAATGGGGCAGATCACGATGAAGGGTAAAACTATTTATGTTTTGGCCGTTAGTCAGAGCGGGGCGCAAATCACGACCGTGACCAGCTCGGAGCTGGAGCAGATTGGCTATAAGTGGAAAGCACTCACGGACTGTGCGGCTTCGCTGCAGTGGAAAGATAAGGTGAGGGCGCTGACATGTGATAGTCCGCAGATCACGATGGCGTTGCAGCGGAATACCGCTACTCCAACGCCAGTAAGTCAGACCCTCACAGTTTCCCCATAAGTCGAAAATGTTTCTTGATCGCTGCTATATTCCGCTTCCATGTCAATGGAAGAACGAGATTGGTACAGGGAGAGTTACGCGGAAAAGAATGGCGGTCGCTACGACCGTAGCAGTGGGCGGTACTGGTGGGGTTCTCGAAAAGCTCCACCGGCTGAGCGTGATTTTTCATCGGAATCGCATATGCCGCGTGCTGTGCGGAGACTGCCCACGCCCTGGCATCCAGTGCTCCTGTGGCTCTTCTTCGCCGCAATTTGCCTCGGCGTATTCATCGCCTTCAAATTTATTGCAAAAATTGCCTGAGTCGGTGCGGTCGGTGTGATTTACGGGTACGCACGGGTATCCACCACGGAGCAGGAAACCACTCTACAGCTTGACGCGCTTTATCGCGCAGGGGTCGAGCAGGTCTTGCAGGAAAAACGCAGCTCCGTGGGCACCAGGCCTATCTTGCAGCTCCTACTATCAATGCTCCGCCCTGGTGATGTGGTCAAGGTCTACAAAATCGACCGCTTCGCACGGTCGCTGATTGATCTGCTCTCAATCCTTGAGCGCATTGAAAAATCCGGTGCGTGTTTTCAAAGCCTGACAGAGCCGGTGGACACCTCTACCGGCGCCGGTCGCATGATGATGCACATGCTCGGCGCGTTCGCGGAGTTTGAGCGTGGAATCATTCGAGAGAGGTCTATAGCAGGTCAGAAGGCAGCAATGCAGCGTGGGGTGCACTGTGGCCGCAAGCGCTCCCTTCCAAGCGACGTTGAGGCCGATATCGTCAAGCTGTACAGCATGCCGGGTAACTGGTACACCTTAAATAGCCTGGCGATAGTGTTTGATGTGCATCCGTCTACCGTTAAGCGGGCGGTATATCGGGCTTTGAAGCCAGGGCATTCCAGCTTACGTTAGATGCTTGCTAGAGGCTAGGCGGTGCGCCAGTTGCAAACTCTCTAGTTGCCACTTCCTTGGGGTCCTGATCGCCCTGCGACTGCTGCGCCACGATGGCCCAGCTCGCAACTTGCAGCATGTCGGCATTACCGCCAGCCAGGTCGATGATGGTGTCAGCGAAAATCCTGCGCCAGTCTTCACGTTCGTTGGATTCCATGCTCATTCCTCAAAAAGTTGAGTTGTGTTGGAAGCAACCGGTTCCGCAACAGCTGTTAGTCGATCAGCGGGGTATTGAACTAGGAACTCTCGTGAGCGGTCCGCCGGCGCATCTAGCCATGCCTGGTAGGAGTCTTCATTGAGGATTACAACCATACGCTTGTCCTGGAGTTCGGGCGGTCTTTTGGGATCAGGCCGGTGGAGCTCTTTGAAAATTGGGTGTGAATCGGCATTGATGGTGAGCATGGTGAACGAATTCAGCCACTCCCCGGAGGGGGACTTCCACGGCTGCCACAAGCCGGCGACTCCCAATGATTCACCGTCAGTTCGGCTAATTCGTGTGGGAACAAATCGACCGCTCCGCCAATCGGGTTCATAAATCGCCTCGGCTGGAATAACGCAGTGCCTGGCCTTTGCCCAGGCACTCTTAAAACTTGCCAGCTCATGGACGGTTTCAGCACGGGCGTTATAGGTCCGTACGCCGTATTTCAACTCTTTGGCAAAGCCAGGCAGCATGCCGAAATGGGCCTCAATGACTTCTGTGTCGGGTACGGCTTCATCCCCTGACTCGCGTTCTGGCGGCCGTCTGATGATCGGGGCGGGTTTGGTTGGGTAGATGTGAGAGCCTCCGGGCGGCGGCGTCCAGCTGGGCGGCACCCTGAACCCCATACGTTCCAGCTTTTTCCGGGAATTTTCGGCTTGATAGTGGCTGCACATACTTGAATAGTACTGCTTAAGTACTGTATGCTTATACAGTGTTTTGTACTATTTATCGCATGCGTCAGAAAGGCGTGAAGCTGTCGCCGGAAGCGATCCGAGCGACTGGGAAAGTTGCACGCTTGAGCTACACGCCGCACCCGCTTGGCGAGCCAACTCATTGGACCAAAATTCACGACGTGGTCACTGGAGAGGAAATTGGCTTTCTTGAGGGGGCAAGTATCAAGCTGATTGACGGCGGCATAAAGATCGCAGGGTGGGATGGAGGAGGGAAAGTTCAGCTGTGGTGGTGTGTTCCCTTGACGCCTGAGCAGAACGCTGAGCTTAAGATAACCCTTGCCAGAATTCGTCCAATCCATCCATAAGGACTTTGACGTCGATGGACAGCGTGACGAGCTTGTGCAGGGCGCAAACTCCTAAGGAGCGCGGCGAAGGTCAAATCTGAAAAGATTCGAAGTATGGAGGGGGCTTATGGTTGCCGGGAAACAGCTGAAATCTGCATTAGCACGGGTCGTTGGTCAAAAAATTCCAGTCGATGAGGATGTTCTTGTATCTGATGGGGCGTTGGCTGAACTCATCAAAATTTCTGAACAGGACGGCATTCTTAAAGAGGTCCCTGGCCTAAACCAGTATGACCTGTTGATCCTCCTGATTCGCGCCGGAGTTGACGCGGGTATGACGGCGTTTGCCGACTCAGAGAAAGTACCTTCCCTGAAAACCAGTGCATACCTTCGAGAGACATTTGTGTCGAAGTTCGAGGAGCGCTATGCAAGAGAGGTTGGCGATCATTACTTGTTTCTTCCGTTGCCCAATTTTCCGGCCGTTGCGGAGGACCTGACATTAGCCAACGAATTAATGTTGGTTCGCGCGCCAAGTTGGTGGTTTTACGACGATGGAAAATCGGAAACCTCAACGGAAGAGGCAGACTTCTTGCCAGCCTTGAAAGTGAAATGCTTCGGACTGATGGGGTGGAGCACCAAGCACTCGGCGGTTATAGATGGGTTTGCTAAGGTTCGCGAGTTTCTATATTTAGGCAAGGCGTACGGGACTCTGACTAGCAACGCACATCCTCTAGACGAAAAAGACAAGAGCGTAATTGGATTGAGAGTGCATGTCGAACGTGCCAATAAACCCAATTCCGGGGTGAAGATTGAAAAATATAAACTGACGTTGCTTGCTTCGCAGCTCTCCCCTAACACAGAGCCCATTGGCTTGATGTCGTTCGTTGAGGATCCAAGCCCTGCACAGAAGTACGCTAATTTCGTTGATCACTTTCGACGGTTGAGACCCGTTTTTGACGCTATTCAGACTCCAGACCTTCGGCTAGTTCGTAGTTCTATCGAGTGGGCTCTTGAGGCACAACTGGCGGATGAGCTCAGCATTTCAATCGTGCAATCATTTATTTCGCTAGAGGCTGTTTTGGGCGACGATGATTCAGATAAATCAATAGGCCGTATATCTGAACGACTTGCCGATCGTTTTTCTTATCTCGTCGGCAGTACGCAAGAGAGCAGAACGCGACTTCGCAAGAATTTTGCTGAGCTCTATAAGCAGCGAAATCAAATCGTTCACGGAGGCGCGGCGCGTTCATCTATTGAACACAATCAGCGGTTAAGAAGTAACGCGGAGTCGATGGCAGAACAGGCGATCATGAGTGAGGTAGACCGTTGGCTTAAGGTCCCTCGTGCTCTCGTCAGCGCATTGGCAGGTGCCAAGCCGAATAAATCACCAAAGTAG